CCGAAAAGCTATATGCCGGAAGATTACACAGCACATCATTGTTGTCCTCATTGTAGAGCTTGCTCTCTGTTATCTTGTTGAAGTACTTCATACTTTTACTCTTTCTCCAAAACGTTTAACAATTTTGTAAATACCACGTTCGGTAATATCATACTTATTGCTCAAGTAGGCAACGATGTAGTTTACCTTGTGTTTCTTTGACTTCATCTTACGAAACTCTTCTACCATGGGGAGGTAGTTGAGGTCTTTCGTATCTATACCATTGTCATTGAGCAGACGAAACAGCTGCTCATTCATTTTGATAATCTCGTATCTTGTCATTTCTAAAAGTTGTCTAAGTTTTCTATCATCTTTATTCTGTCTTGCGCTTCCGTTATTTCCACAACGGAAACAATAGGCTTTATCTCTCGAGCAGCTTCAGCAAACGAATCCGTCAGCGACTCTGCACTCTCGACTCTCTCATAAGCACCATTCATGCTGATTGGCACGCCGGCGCCGATGGAGTTCATAACCGTAAGCAGTGGCTCAAATATCTTCGTAGCCTTTGCTGTCATCACAAACTCTCCATTAGAGAGGTTAGCCGGGATGGAGTCGCTCGTGCCAGTTCCAGGACCATTGACCTTACCACCTTCTGCGAAATTAGCTGACTTGACCGTTGATACTGCGGTAGCAATATTGGAAAGAACGGTGGCTACGGTTGTAGCTACGGCTGCAAGGTTGGCTGGATATGGGAGCTCCATGGCGTTTGCGACACCTGCAGATATGGCCTTACCCGTGTCAACAGTAATCTTGAACAGCGTAATAATCTTGCTTAGCTTCGCAAAATTCTTGTCGCTCTCACCTATGGCATCCATGAGAGAAATGATGCTGTCACCCACATTACCCATAGCCTTTGCATAGGCTTGTTCATTTTTCAGTGATGCCTTGTTGAGAGCAATCTTTGCGTCTGACACAGCTTTCTTGGCGTCAATGACACGTTTGCTATACTGCTCTTCGGTCTCTGTTTCAAGCTGTCCTTGGTCTTGTATAAATTGCAGTCTTTGTTCAGCCATTTCCTGCTGTATCTGCAGTTTACGCATTTCAAGGTCGGTAACGGCATTAATGTCGTACTCTTGCATATACTGTTCCAAGGTCTGCTTGTTGTTCCAGTTGTCGTTTATGCTTGTAAGCTCTTCTGTCTGGAACTGCTCAACCATCGTCATTTCGTTCTGCAGAGCAAGCTGTCGCTGTTCAAGCATAAATTGATTGTGGGCTTGGCGCAGTTGGTCTTCTTGCTGCCATGATTGTTCCAGTCTATTTGCACGCCGTTCTGCATAATCTGAGCTGATGCGTGTGATTTCTGATTGTGCATACTCAACCGATGCTGTGGCTTGTGCAAGCTGCTCCTCCGTAGCCGTTCCGGACTGCTCCAACTCCGCAAGAACTTGCTGGCGATACATCAAAGCTGTTGCAGCACCTTTTTGGGCGGCATCCTCCTCTTGCTTAAGAGCGAGAATGTCAAGGTCTGTTTTTTTTCGGTTCTGCTCCAGCTTCAGGTTTAATTCCTCTTCGGAGCCTTTCTTCACGATAGACAGACGCGACTCTATTTGCTTTTGCTGTTCGCTAATCTTACGCTTGATGTTATCATCATCAAGTTTATCAAGTTCCTCTTGGAGTTTCTTTTCTTTGGCAACTATAATCTGCCTAATAGCTTCCTTGGAATTCTCCGTAAGGGTCTTGTCTGTGGCGAGTTTAGCTTTCAGCTTGTTAATCTCACCATTGTACTGGTTCTCGAGAAGGGCTTTTCTCTTCTCGACACACTCACCGAGCAGGTCAAGCATTGCCTTCTCGGCTTCTGCTACGAGTTTGGCTTCTTCCTGTGCAGCCTTGGCTCTGGCACGGTCCTCCTTTGTGGTTTTTGTGGTTTTTGTGGTTTTCTTGCCATCACCCTTACCATTTCCATCGCCATTTGCGTCAGGAGTAGTGCCGTTGCCGTCTGTGGTTTCTGTGGGTGTATTAACGGAGGCTTTTGCCTTTGGCTTTGCTTTTGTCTTTACTGGAATCGGATCGTCAGCGATAGGCTTGATGTGTGCAACTGCACCTTGCGTTAAGGTCTTGTTGTATGCATCGAGCACATTGTCAGCTACATTTCGGCCAAACTTCTTGAAGTCGCCCAAGCCCTCCTGGATGGTCTTTCCAAAGTTACTCGTTATATCTTTTACTCCTGCCTTTATATCACTCCAGGAGAAAGTTGCAACGCCTTTAATAATTTTACCGAGTCCGCTAAGCGAACGGCCAACGGATTTTACTCCGTCAACGATAAGATTAAAGACGAGTTTAACTCCTTCCCAAAGGTTTTTGAACTGTAACGCGACCAGTTGTATGGGCAAGCGCACCAACGCTATCTTATTGTATAGGTCAATACATTTATTCATTACCCAGATGATAGCATTGGCTATAGCCCTAAAGGCAGAGGTGGCATAGGTTTTCAAGTTTGCCCACACTCCCTTGCCTTCACTTAGTTTACTGTAGAGCCTCATTAGCAAGTCGAAAGCAAGGCTCAGTACTGCGGTGAGTATAAATCCCTTGAACGCAGCCTTTGCCGTGGCGACAAAACTGGTTACTCCGACCTTTGCAATAGTAAACGCTTTAGTCCAAGCACTTCCTGTTTCAAGCGCAGAAGCTCGCTCCCATAGCGCAATCTCTGCTGTCTTAGCCTTCTGCGTCATCTTCTCTGCATTGGCAAGCTCACGCTTCTTAGCTACAAGTTGCGTTTCAATGCGTTCGCGCTCTACCGCAGAAGCACTCTCTAATTGCTTCGTAAGAGAAGCGGTCTGTCTGCGTAATGCTATCTCGTTGTTCTGACAAACCTGTACTTGTTGTGTAGCTGCTTGTGCATTACTTACGGCAGAGTTCTTCATCTGAGTAAACGCAGACACTGCACCATTAATAAGTTTGGCGAAAGATATTCCAGCTATCACACTTGCGATAATCTGAGCTATATCGCCAAAATGCTCACGCACAAAATTGACGAGTTCACGGAGTGCTTGCAGTGGAGCAACAAGTGCGTCCGAATTACTATCATAGATAGAAAGCAGGAACGCCTCCCATGCGGACTGCAAGCCTTTTATTTCTTGGGTGACCGTACTCATAGATACTTCAAACATATCCCCAGTAGTACCTTGCGCCTCTTGCAGACCTCCGAGTTTCGTTTGGAGAGCATCGATATTGTTGAGAAGAGCCATTGCTTGCGGAGAAACACGACGACCGAAAACATCTGCAAGGTCATTAGCCGACGATGCAGAACTCATTATACCGGAGTCACGGAGTTTTTCAAGGGTCTTTGTAAGACCGTCCGTTTTCAAAGACTGCTGGTCAATGCTTATTCCGTACTTCTCGAATACCTTTTGCTGCTTTGCTGTTGATGTGGCAAGTCCAAGCATTACCATACGGAGAGCAGAGCCTGCATCAGACCCCTTGATGCCGACATCAGCAAGAACACCAAGGGCAGAGTTTACCTCCTCGATAGGCTGACCAAGGGCATGACCGAATGGAGCCGCATTTTTCAATGCTTCCGCCAACTGGCTTACGTTTGTGGCAGAATGTGACGCTGTATAGGAAAGCGAGTCACTCACATGCGCCATACCTTCCACACCCATATTAAAACCATTGCTTACATTGGTCATAATGTCGGCTGCTTCTGCAAGGCCAATCGTATTGGCTTGGGCAAACTGCAAGGTCGGAGACAAAGCATTTGTGGCTTGGGCTGCATTTAGACCGTTTCGAGTGAGGGTCTCCAAAGCTCCTGCCGATTCGGCTGCTGTATATGCCGTTGTCGCTCCAAGGCGTTTTGCCTCGTCTGACATCATTTTCATGTCTTCTGCGCCTGCCTGTGTAACAGCATGAACACGAGCCATTCCGTCGTTAAAGTCTCTACCTACTTGGATTATCTTTTGACCAAATGCCATAATACCACCGCCAGTAACAATACCGGCGATGGTTGAGCCAACTTCCATGAATTTGCTTTTGATGCTCCCAAGAGCAGTTGTAACAGAGGTTGGATAGTTACCAACATTTCGATAGAACCGCAGCGTTCCCTCCTCGGCACCTTTCAGTTCGTTGGTAATCTGAACGATGTGGTTCTTCAATTCTTGACCTTTGGCACTATCACGCTCTGCCCTTGACATAGCATCATAGGCAGCAGTTGCATTAGAGAGTTCGGCTCGCAGCTGCTTCAACGAACCCTCGTTCTCCTTCTGCACCTTTATCTGGTTCTGTACTTGGCGACTAAGCGTATTGATAGCATCGCCCTGCTGCTTCATGAAAACACGGCTTGCCTCAGACTGCTTGTCGTATTCAGCCTGAGTGATTTTGCCGTCCTTGAGGTCTTTTTTCAAGGCTTTCATTTGCGCTCTGGCTTCGTCTATCGCAGCCCGATACTTTGCCATTGCATCAACAGCCTCCTGGTACTTTACTTGTATATCTACAATCTTGACCTTTGTGTCTTGACTTGTTGCCATTGTATTTACCTTATTTGCATTGTTAATTAAAAGTTTCTAAACGGTCGTATCAACGCAGTATTCGTTCGGTATCCATAAGCGCTAAGCGAATGGTTAATGCCATCGTGCGTAAAGCAGTGATAGACATAAGCCCTTACATTGTCATACCCCTTCGTTGAAGCCCAATAAGTGAATGAGAAAGACTTGACAAGCGGTGTGCCGCTAACGGCAGATATGAGTTCTTCTACTAACGAGTAATTATCATCCACAAGTTTCCATTCCGCATACGAGGCAATGAATCCCCGTTTACCATTGGGGAATATATAATTCCTTGCTACAGCTGCTGCACTATATGGTGAAGATTTGAAATACCCATCAGAT